AAGTCTGAGAGGGTAGAATTTTGGCAATAATTAATCATTACACTCGCGCTGAAAATGGCGAGTTTAAGCATGTTGTAGTAAACAAATATTCTAGCCCTATGGAATTTGTTGTTAGTGAACTGAGTGACGGTGTTCCATTTCGCTGCATGCTAAATGGTATTGAGATAAGCAAAGACTTTGATGCTATGGCATGTGATGGTGAATTTACAATAATTGAATCACCTGGAGGGGCATTGCTTGACCCATTCTCATCATTTAATGATCCACTTGGATTAAATCGTAAGATTCGAGATGCAATTTTGCCAACTATTGATGGTCCGGCAAATGCCCAAGCTGTAAGCGCTAACAACTCGCTAACTAATCGCACAAACAAGCCTAGACCATATGCTAGAGCATTTGATATTTGTGGTACAGTGCAAAGTATACCAAGCGACTTAATGCAGCCATACAGCATCTATGATTCAAGTAATAAGCAGTTTGATTATGGCTATTACTATGTTGCTCGTGGTTTTATTGATACTCCAATAAGCGGAGTTCTTGACGGTGATACAAACTTATCTACCGTTTCAGGTTCAAGCGCTAACTTCTACGCCCCATATACCAGCCCAAACAATGCATCACCTACAATTATTATTGGAGAACTAATTGATGAGCCATTATTTATTGGCATACGCTCTAATAGTATTGACGGCATAGAGCTAAAAGCTCCAAATGAATATGAGCTTAAGTTTATTGATGTTGTTGTTAACTGCCAACTGTCCGGAACTGTGGGAAGTTTAGTTGATGCAACTGGTGGATCATCATTTGATGACTTATTTAGCGTCGATCAATCAGTAACTTTAACAAACATAAAATCAGGGACTGCTGTTCTTGATGGCACATATAATGTACTGGCAGTATCAAGTACATCTATAAGCCTTGATGTGTCAGCAAATTTAATTCAATGGAACAAGATTTTAGCTGGTGATGCTGCTATGGACCCAAGCGGAGAGGCTAAAGTATCACCTACAAACATCAATGAGGCAGGATTTACAGATTGGGTAACAATTAGCACTATCAAGCCTAAGCGGTTAGTAGCGAACGTTGTGGCTAGACAAGGAATGTACAAAAGCTCTGGAGGTGGAACAACAAACAGCAATTCAGCAACAGTTGAGCAGCAATGGCAGTTAATTGACGCAGATGGAAACCCATATGGGCCAATAAACTCAGTATCAAAAACTCTTTCCGATAAAACACGGGAAGAGGTAGGGATGAGCTTAATTGTATCAATGCCAATTCAGTCATCAGTTCGCACTAGACTTAGAAGATCAAGTAATCTTGATTTGGATTTTGAAGGACAGGTCGTCGATGCGCTAACATACAATGATTTATTTGGTCAGATTGAGGATTTAACTCCACAATACGGCGATTTGACTACAGTGCATACAAAGCGCAAGGCTACAGCACAAGCCACATCAATTAAGGCTCCACAACTAAAAGTATTATCAACTGAAATGGTTTACAAGTACCTTGGAGGAGGGGTATTTGATACCGTTATGACTCCAAATACTCAGGCAGTACAAACCATTATTAGGTTAATGCGTGATCCACTTGTGGGTAATCTAGATATGAGCGCTTACAGCATGGATAGGCTGTTGGAAATTCAGGAGGATATTGAGACTTACTTCGGCGACGCTAAAGCAGGCCAGTTTAGTTATACGTTTGACGATGCAAAAACTACCGCACAGGAAATATGCCAAACTATTGCGGGCGCTATATTCTGTACTGTTGACCGTGACAATGAAGGAGTCCGCTTATTCTTCGATAAGCCTGCAACTGGTCCATCAATGGTGTTTACTCATCGGTCTAAGGTTGGGCAAGAAAAATGGACTAGAACATTTGGAAGTGATGCAAAGGATTCAGTAGAGTTTAGTTATATTGATCCAGATACTAATATACGCGAAACAATTTACATTCCTGAAGATGGCGGCATTAATCCAAATAAGATTGAATCAAAAGGTGTACGAAATTACAAGCAAGCTTACTGGTTGGCGCATAGAACAAGGCAGCGAGACTTACTTAATCGTGTAGCTGTTGAGTTTACAGCGACCGAGGAAGGTATCTACGTTGTATCAGGTGAAGCTATAAGTGTTGTTAAGGGTTCTCGCATTGCTACTTACGACGGATATATCGTAGCGAAAAACGGTTTAACCTTAACACTATCGCAAGAGGTTAAATTTGCTGATGGTGACGATCACTACATTCAGCTTAAAAAGCGAAATGGTAAAGTTGAGGTTGTACAGGTCATATCTGGAATAAATGCCAGAACAGTTATAATGCTATCTGCGCCAGTTGAGGAAATTTACACTGGTAATAGCGCATTAAAAACAGAGTTTAGTTTTGGCAACGAAGCAAGACATTTGGCGCAAATGATAGTACCGAGTACAATAGACCCACAACAGGACAAAACGGTTAAGATTACAGGCCGCAATTATCATCCTGATGTATATTTATTCGATGGAGCAGATACTACTGGCAGCGCGTTCAGCGATGGATTTAGTAATGGTTTTCAAATTTAATTAACGAGGTTATAACATGGCAGAGTTACTAAACGTAGCTGATTTAGAGGCGGCAAAGAAGCAAGATACATTTCACAGCGAAGTTATAACAGGTAAAACTGGCGGCGTCGCTGGTGGCGCCGATATTGATTACGCAACCAACGCAGTAACAGGGCAAGTTCAGAAAACATTGCCAAAACTATTAGCTGATATTGATTGGTATTATGTTGGATTGTTTGCTGATGGGGTTACATTCACTAAGCGCAGCGACTTTGCAGTTGATGCAGTTGGTATACAATGGGTTTATGTTGGATCATATCCATTTACCGCTACCGCTGGAACAGTGCCAAGCGAACCAACTTATCAAGTCATTCATGTTGGATCTTTGCAAAATCTTACAGGGTTAACGGAGCCGAGCGGTTTAGCTCAACGACACTATACTAAAACCACGGTTGCAGAGATTGCGACAGGCGTTTTTAGTCTTGGAGATAGATTAGAAGTTACTGACCGAGGAGGTAATAAATTTGTCATATCTTCAGGAACTGCAAACACTTTTAATAAGCTAGAAGCCACTGGTGGTTTAGTTGCGGAAATAGAGTACCCTGAAACATGCACTATCGAGGCATATGGAGCCGTTTCAGGCGGACCAGACTGCTCTACAATGTTTCAGTTTGCGATTGATAACTACGGTATAGCAATCGCAAGACCTGGTAAAACTTATTACATCGCTAACTTACAGACAAGCAAAATAAAATCGTCAATATACTGCCCAGTCGGAAGGTCAACGCTGAGAGTAATTGATGGTTCAAATAACGGGTTCGCGATAACTCACAGCAATACTACATTTGTAGGAGTAGACCTAGATGGCGGCATGTCATCTGTCGAGTGGTTTAAAGATTTAACACCGTTTGGCGCGCGCAGCGGTTTAATCGTTGGAAACCCTTTTGGTACAGGATCACAACTAAATAACATCACAATTAAAGATTGCGATATCTACGGGTTTGACAGATTTGGATTGCACGGTCGCGAAGTTCAAGTAGGATTTAAGTTTGGTAAACGAGTGAACTATGAAAACGTTAACGTTTATAGGTGTTATGTCGGATTAGCGATTTCAGAGCGACATGAATACTGTACGTTTACAAATGTTAACTCGTGGGAATGTAGAGAAGGATTGCAAGAGTCTGCGGGGAACAATACTTGGGCTGCTTGCACATTTACGTGGTGCCATTTTAACGCAAATATTGCGACTGGTGAAAATGACGGGCATGGTTCATTTGCAGCATGTTCTTTTAATCACAGTTACAATGGTAACGCCGATAGTCGCGGGTTGGTTATGACTAACATAGTTAACGGGATGGCGTTTACAGGTTGTCAATTCTGGTATGCAAATATTGATTTACTAAACTGCATCGGCGTAGATATTAGTCATGGGGAAATTGTAAACTCGTCTGTAAATGTTAATGCAGGTGGTGTAAATAATATCAGTAATAATTACACTAAAGCCCCTCTTGTAGTTACGTTAGTTGGCTCTACATACACGCGATTCAGAGCTAATAGAATTGACTCAAAAACAGACCAATCTGCAAGTTACGGTGATTACTTTGTCAAAGCTGACACTTCAACTTTCGCATTCCCTATCGCTTGGGTTTCGACAATAGATACTAAAATCCCATACAGCTCACTAACACGCAAACTGTGGGGGCAGGAGGCCGTAGTTTTACATAACGGAACTGTTGGGGCGGTATCAACAGGAACAAACCTCACATTCGATGTGGGAGTAAAATTTACACCAAGTGCTAATTGTTTTGCTGTACTAAAACTCAGGACATTTAGAGCAGGGTCACCACTCAAGGAATACACAGCAAGCGCTAAATTTGATAGCGGAATAACAGAGTGTTCACTCAATATCAGTAAAGAGATATTTCTTCGCGAAACTGATACTTATGATGTCACGCTAAAAGAATCGTCAGGTGTTACATTGTCAATAACAGCTTTAGATTTAATCGTTAAGTCGCAGGATAACTAAGCTAAAGCACACTCATCAAACGATGGCTTTATTTTCATATCACCACACGATTAACAGTCGAAATAAGACCGCAAACCCACCGAGTAACCACACGCCCAAGAATATGCGTGTGGCTACTCAACAACTAACTAAAACTTACCTTCAACAAATTGCTCATCAACTGGTTGATATTCTGCTTGCTCAATTGGCGCTATATCAGCAGCAGGAGTGAATCCTTTAACCTGCTCATCACTAACACCAAGCGAGTAAAGCGCATTCAACTGGCTGTCTGTTAACGTACCTTTTGCACTGCATTTAGTAATTATTTGCGCAACGGTATATTTACCAGATGCAATACTAGCTGCCATTGCATCAAAGTTATTGTTAAACACCTCATCAGGATAATAATTTTCCTGTAAAATGTTGATCGTGTGCTGCTTCTTTTTGCCGCGAGTTTCTGATAGCGACAAAATCCAGCGTTTTTGAATGTGTGATAAATGACTAATACGAACGCCGCCTGATTCCTTACCAGCCCACTTAACCGATGGGTCGTTGTAAACTGTCATCGATCGACCAATCCATTGGTTGCCATCTTCACCCCATATTGCAACCAATAATTTGCGCATTGTTTTGCATGGCTCAAACGGGCGTCCATTATCGCCGCTGTAATTGATTGCAATTGGCGAGTCTGCATTTTTGCGGTAGACATTTGTCACGGTGATAGTTAAGGGGCCACCTAATAAATCTTCTGCATTCAAGCGATCTGATTTAGCTAGAATTGTGTCGCTTAGGTTTGTAATATCATTCATGTTTATTCTTCCTCAACAATTGTCATAGAGTTATCTTCGAACTCATATCGGTTTGCTAAATATGCTGGCGTTGGTAAGTCAACAAAGCCATTAAAGTAAGCAGGCCATACATTAGCATCGCTGCTTTTTTTATACTGACTGAGCGCATATTGATAC